TGATAAAAAAATCTGAGTAACTGCAATAACAATCAAAGTAACTTCCATTTGTTTTCTCCTTGGTTATCGTCTTTGTGCGATTAGTTCTGCGTGTGTCCTGAATCTCGGAAACTTTGAATAAAATTCGATTCGTTTCTGGATCCGTTCATCTGTTGCCCGTTCAAAAAGAGAGCACCTGGTGAATGAGATTTGGAAACACTGACCATCCATTCCTGTCACAGGGTTGTTGCAGTAGATATTCATGGCCCTGTAAAAGTCATCATGTCTATCCACGTGGATGGAGCCGTCTTTAGTGCTGATCCAGCCTGCACCCGCGTATTTGCAATACAGGCAGCACCCGCTCATGTCCGTCTCCTGAAGGAGCTGATGACCGCTCCAATCACAATGCCGATCAGGAATGCCAGACAGTAATCAATGTTTGAGCCGTCGTAAGCAAACCAACCGACATCAGCCAGATAAAGCAAACCGCCCATCCAACCGAGGGATTTGAGTAGGTAAGAAAAGTCAAACCTCATGATGTTTCTCCTGGCTGAGTTGGAAAGCAGCTCTCACGAGTAGCCCGAATATGAGAAGGTTGATAAAGACGACCGGCGCCAAGATGATCATCAGCAGGGTCCATGCAGAATCAGACATACCGCTCCTCAATCGAAAAGATCAGCAGTAGCCTGTTTACGCATTGATTCGCCCATAAAAAGAGCCGGCACACACTTTGCTTTGATTCGGTCGTAAAGACGCTCCCCAATGAGATCAGATAGGGTTTCTGCGTTTAAGTTACTGATTAGGATCGTGGGATATTTGTTAGTCATTCGGTTCTCAAGAATTGAGAACAAAATCCGGCGTTCAGCGTCCGAGCCTTTTTGAACACCGATTTCATCAATCACTAGGAGCTGAATGTATGAGAAGAAATTAATCGCTTCTTCTTCAGACGAGCTTGAGCCGTTGCGGTACGTATCCCTTACGCCTGAGAAAATCTCTGCCGCTCGGTAGTACTTCGGAAAAAATCCTTTGTGCTTGCGGATCAGCTCAATCATGATTGAGCAGGCAAGATGCGTTTTTCCTGTCCCGCACGCGCCCAGAAAGATTAGGCCATATCCGCCCAGCCAAGCCTTTTCAAAACCTTTCACGAAACGTTTAGCAAGTGCAAGCGCCTTTTGCTGAGTTTCGTTTACAGGCTTGAAAGTGGAGAAGTCCTTGCTCCGGTAGTCGTAAGGGATTCTGGCTCCCTCTGTGCGGCGTTTAATCTCGTCTTCTTCCTGTTGCTTGCGGAATGCTTCTTCTTTGGCCTTCCATTCCTCAAGGTGTTCTTCTATGCACTGAGGGCAGGTGCTCTGAGATTTGATTTCTTCTCCTACCCAAATTTCATCAGCCAAGTAATAACCGTGCTCCGGACATTTAACGATTCTCTGTCGCTTGGTCATCACGCCCAAGATCGAATTTATAACGCCTTGGGTTCTAGGTTCTTTCGTATTGTTCATAGTATTAAATTCCCGTCTTTATCAAATTTGCATCCCTGCATGTAGAACTCGTCCGTGAATCCGCCAGACGGTTCGTATTCGAAAGGCGGAGCATTGTTAAATTGGTTTTGGCTCTTCTTCTCTCGCTTTGCTTTGTCATTGATGCAGAATGTTGTGAATGCCGCTTTGTAGTCTGCGTACTCGACATTCTTGGCTTTGCAGTAGGCAATCAGAGAATCAAACAGCGATTGCGGGTCTTGGACCCCATACCGCCTGGCTATCGCCAAATAATCTTCCGGGATCTGATCTCCGTCCTTAAAGGGACACGGAATCTTTTCCTTCTTCTGTCGTTTGGCCTTTGGCTTCTTCTCAACTGTTTCCGTTTTGGAAACAGTTGTCTTCTGCAGTGGGAGCTCTTGTTCAACAGGAACGGTTTTTAAAGGAGTCTCTTTTTCACACACACGCCCCGCGAAAGTTTCGGAGGCTTTTCGATGGTGTTCGTGAGTGTGTATTTCCTTATCCTGTTCCTGCTCCTGATCCTGTTCCTGGATGCGACATGGTTGCCCGTTGGTACGGGACATGGCATCCTTGATGGCATCAATTAAGTCATTAGGGATGGCATTTCTCATTCCTACAGAAAGGCCATCGACAAAGGTTTTCAGGCGTGCAACATGCTTGTCCAAGAGATCGCATTCGGGCATTAAATCAATCAATTCACACCATGACTTGAATGCATTCGGGGAAGAAGGGGCGTTGTACTTTAGGAAGTTATTTATGACCATTAGCCCTGCCTTCTCATCAACATCAATCATGCCGTTTAAAGTGACTTCTTGGATGGCATGCGACATGGCATCTCGTTGCCAACCCAATTCATCAGCAAGATTTGAAACTCGTGTCCGGATAGTTCCTATCTGCGTGGTATCTGGATGAGTTAGGAGCAAAATAAAGGCAAGTTTGCCGTTATCCGAAAGCTCCCTGAACTTCCTGTCATTCCACATTCGGACGTCTATTTTTCTATAGCGAGCCATAGCGACTCCCAGTTAGTTGGCGACAGCGTGTTTAATCACCGGAATGCGTTTGAATTTTTTCTGCAAGAACAAAAGGCGACCTTCTGGCATTCCAGACTTAAGCCATCCGGAAACGCTGGCCGGTTTAACTTCACAGATGTTTGCAACAGCTGTAGTTCCGCCTAAAGAATCAACGATTAGGCGGGCTGTCTGAGTATCGGTTTTTTTGCGCATAGCTAAATTCTTCCTAATTTTTGCCTTATTAAATTATAAGGTTTTCCGAATTACTTAATCAATGCGCCTAATTATTTTTCTTTAAAATGTATTAGGAAAACCTAATAAAGAAAGGGTTACTCAAATGAACGAAAAAACAACATTGGCAGAGCGTTTAACCTTGGCGTTGAGTGATTCCGGATTAAAGAAAAGTGACATCGCTAGGTTATGTTTTATCTCCCCGGCATCTGTATCAGATTGGTTTTCCGGTAAGTCAAAAAGCATCAAGTCCATTTACCTTCCCAAAGTTGCCAAGGTTCTTGGCGTCTCCTCGACATGGCTTGCGACTGGGAACGGTCCCATGAAATCCCCAAACGTACTGGTGACGGAGGATGTGTGTGATGACGATGATTGGGTAGAGATTCCTGAGTACAAAATCCGATTTGCGGCAGGTTTCGAACAAAACTCCACATTGGAAGAACTGGCTTCTGAATACAAAGCTGCTTATCGTCGTTCATGGTTCCAGAGAAAGCACGTCAATCCAGAAGACTGCAAGCGCTTCAAAGTAAAAGGAGATTCCATGGAGCCTCTTTTGCTAGACCATGATGTTGTCTTAGTTGATTGCTCCAAAACTGAGATCATCGATGGCCGAATCTATGCCTTTGTTTTTGGGGATGCTTTAAGAGTAAAGCGGCTTTATAGAAAAATCGACGGCTCGATAATGGTGCATTCAGAAAATCCAAACTTCCCGGATGAAACCATTAAGCCAGCAGACACTGAGCAAGTTCAAATTATCGGAGAAGTCATTGAAAGATCCGGATCAGTTTGATCAAGATTTAGGAGAGGCAAAATGCTTTTCTGCGAGCAAAGTATCAGCGCTCCTACGCAGCTATATTCAATAAGAAAATTTAACGTCACGCCACCTTTTGAACATACAGAAGATGCTTGGCCTGCCAGGGGCATGTACGCCCCTATATTTGAGTTTTATTTAGCGAGCGTAAAAAGGGAGATGTCGGCTGATGCGCTGAATCAAACTGCAACTTTATTAAGCCAAGAACTTTTCAGAAAAAAATATACGCGTGGTTATCTCTGTTTTAAGCATACTGTTGAGGATCCTTTAGGAACCTACAGCAAAGAAATCATTGGCATCTCTTTTTCGGTTATTTGGGAACAAGCTAGGCGCGGAGATGTATGGTTCGAAAAAGGAAAAGGAGTATCACTCTTTCTTGGCAGAGAATTAGATTACATGGCGCTCTGCAGCCCACCCACAGACTTAGTCGGATCTAAGTTAGTGATTGATAAAGAATTGACAAAAATTTATCAAACAGAGTGCCAGCATAGAGAAAAGCTACAAACAGACCTGAAGGAGAATCTGTCATGACTAAAAAAATATTTGGCTATTTATTGCAATTTATCGGCGCGATTTTCTTTCTTTTGATGATCGTATTTATCTTTGGCTTAGTTTCTAACTTGAGGTTCTCCAGATACGATTATGTCCTTCATTCAGTTGTCTGGTGCGGAGTAATGTGGGGCCTCGGCTATTTGTTTTACACAGCAGGGAGAAAACTTTTATCCTACGAAGGCACCATAAAAAAATCCTTGTCCTTTCATCTTGACAGTCCCTTCAAAAGAGTAATGTTTATTGTCTCAATACTCTCACTTATTGGAATTATCTTTTCCTTTATCGCCTACGGCCCCGATATTGACCGTGTTATTAGATATGTTTTCCAAAGACGGTTCACATCTTTCAATTTTGAAAATCTGTTGCTGAAAACAAGCTTTTATCTATTCCCTATTTCTTTATTCTTAATGGCGTTTGGGGAAAGGCTACTAGGATGGATTAAATACGGTTCGAAATAAACAAAGATTCAAACAGCCGCCTTGGGGCGGCTTTTTTGTTACCTAAAAACGCCAAGACAAACAATCAGCCCAACAAGAACGAAGAAAAATTTTAGGAAATAATTTAGGTATTCCTAAATTTTTCCTTGTTTTTACCTAATTTTTACCTTATACTTCTCCTTAATGATTTTAAGGAGATGCCTAATGTTTCTCTAAGGTAAACAATTTCAGAATCCGGGCCATGGAGTACTAAATCCGGACGCAGCAGACAGAAGCAGAACCTGTGAGCGAAAAAATTCGAAACGGCCAAGTGCAGGCGGTGCTGGTCACGCGAAGACAGACAATCGAACACCAGCAGTCAGTGAAGTGAATGAGTAAGGCAAACGGTAGCCACGAAACACTTTTCAGCTAGAGACCTCTGACAAATAAAGGCATTTGAGATGCACGCAGTATCAAGAACAGCAAACCTGCGTTGAGGTCCCGAGAAGCTAACCAGATGAGGAAATCAAAACCAAGAACAGAAACTCGGGCGTCCCAGTCTCGTGAACTGGGTGAGCTAAGCGCTCTCGCAAGAGTAAGAGAAGAGCGCAAACATAAGCGCCTTCCGGCCTCTTCTCCTTTTTTAGAGACGGTTAACACGCTGGAGGGCACTTTTGTTTTTAAGGAGTGACAATGAAAGAGATAGTCCACGACAGCGACTGTGCTGTCAACAATGAGCCAGCCTGTTCCGCTGGCCCATGCGACTGTGGAGCATTAGCTAAACATGAGCATAGATACGCAACATACCTTTATCAGAAGGGTTGTAATCTTCTCGCTCACCGTCGAAATGCTCTCCGGTTTTGGATAGCCACAAGATTTTGTCGAGCAAAAACAGGTGCCAGCCAGAAACATTTCCTGAGCTGCTACCGCCTGCTGTTTGGTAAGCGCGAATTGCGTGGCGCATGGTATGCGTATCGCCGAGCACAAATGGTTCTACCACTCTGGAAAAACCATCGTACGTGAAAGAGACTACTTCTTTATTCTTGATAGCATCTTTCAATAAATCAAAGTTACTCATCTTTTCCTCCATTGGTTAATTGAGTGTTGACAAATTAATTATCCCGCGGAGGTGGCGGCTCGGAAAGACGAGCACATTCTTCGCCCGCACGTCTGTAACCTGATATGACAAGATATAGCGGAATATAGCGGTATATCGTTTAAAATTCACACTGTAACTAGAGTTGGAGTAGTTATATGTTTTCTTATAGAGTAGGTTTTCCCGGATGGAAAATCGCTGCACGTTTAGGCGTTCCGCTTAAAGTCGTAGTCGAAGTAATGTACGACAGCGACGCAAAAGTTTTCGTCGCTTGGAGCGATGATTTTTCTCCTGATTTTGGTTGTGTAGCTGAATCTCCTACGTGGGAAGGTTTACAAAAAGAGCTTGGATATGTATTTGACGATGCCTTTGATGTCATATTCGACTCTCAAGGTAAAGAGCCTAAATTTGAACCTGTACTTTTGTTTGCTACAGCATGAACGGCTTTTATCGACAGTTGACCGCAATCTTAAAACGCCATGGTTTCTACTTTCTTAGACCTGGTAAGGGAGATCATGAAATTTGGGGCAACGATAAAATTCAGCGTCCAGTAGATAGAAACAGTAGATCAAGGCACACTGCAAATCAGATTCTAAAGCAGTTCGGAATCAACGAAAAGATTTAAGTATTCTTCTTCAGAAAAGCTCGCTTCGGCGGGCTTTTTTGTTGCCCTCAACTATTAAGAAAAACTTGATAGTTCAGACCATCTTCATAAGCTCCCCAGGCTTTTACCAATTTTGTTAGTTCCAATTTTTGCGCTTAGGGAGCTTCTGAATGTGGTCTTTTTTACATGGTTTTATTGGAGAGAAAAATGATCTTATTACCGGACGAGCAAAAGCAGCTCTTTAATTGTGTCATTGACGATCTTCTGAAAGAGCGCGGGTCGGCCCTTTACTTAACTGATGCTCTTGCTTATGCAGAGCGTGCTGTTGTATCTGCCCTGCTCAATGGCAAGAAGGAGATAACACTTGATCTCGGTCACATTGTTTCCACTGCAGAGGCCCAGAAAGAAGTCAAGGCTCTTTTTAAAGAGTATGCGTTGAATTCGATCGGTGATCTGGCAATGGAAGCGATTGATAAAGACATCTACCCGGACGTTAAAAATTAAAAGTTTCTCTCCTCTGCCCCGCCAGTTTTCCTCCTTGAGCTGGCGGTTTTTTACAGTTTTGAACCTGCGAAAGGGAAATTTTTGCCCGGACTCCGTCCCCTCGTTTATCGATTGAGAGGTACTTCAAGCGGGAATAATCAGTAATTGGGCAAAGGTCTGGGTTTGAGATCGCATATAGAGATTACTGATCGCAGGTTCACCCCAATCTCGAGGTTGTCATGAATAAAAAATTTGATGATCTGTTAGAGGACGATCTCGCATGTTTCCTCTGCGCTCTGATCGCCTTCGTCCTGTTTTTCGGCACGTTGACCTTAGTCCTCGGCGCCGATGCCTTTCAGCGGTGGCTGCTATGCATGTAACTCCGAGAACATGCCCCGGGCCAGGAGATCTCTGGCAAATGAGCTGGCAGGAAGAAAAACGGCAAGCTGAATATGAACGGCTCCTCGAAAAGTTCTTTGAAGAGTACATCCCGCGCTATTGCGATGAGCACATCAACGAGCTGGCCGAGAACGGTGAGGATGAACGACATCCTGAAATTGAGCCTTTGTTTGATGAGTATCTGAAGGAAAACGAATGGCATTAAAACTCACTGAGAAAGAGAGAAAGCGCCTCTACTACCTTGAGCACATAGAAGAAATCAACAAGAAGAGCAGAGAGTATTACGCAACAAAAGTAAAACCGAAGAGACAGAAAAAGGGAGCCTTACCGCAGGGGTCTCAAGGTCCCTTCGCTGCCTTATTTATTGGAGTAGAAAATGACTAACGAACAAAGAACTGCATGGTTAGAAGGTAGGCGCACAGGTATCGGCGGCTCCGATGTGGCAG